AGTTGGATGGTGTCAAATGTCGTTGCTTCAGAAGACGCAAAAGAGAATGTCTACCCACGAAAAAATCGCAACGAGGATAAAATTGACGGAGTTGTGGCCCTGCTGATGGCTTTGAATCGGGCATTGTCTGGCGCTATTGAAGACGCGCCGCCGGAATTGTCCTGGGCATGATCTGGCCTTTTCGTGCTCGCGCCCCCGCTGAACGTGTTGAGCCACTGTTGTTTGTGCCGCAAGATGCTGTCCAGCCATCAGACCATCCGCGATCTGACAGTGCGCATATTTTTGCCGGTTACGGCGTCGTAGACCCCGGTCGCGTAACGCATGAAGAGACTTTGCGGTTAGCGGCGGTCTGGTCGGCGGTGAATGTGATCGCTTCTGCACTCGCATCAAGTGACTGGGATGTCTTCGAAAAAGAGCCGAGCGGCAAGCGTCTAGATCGCTCTAATTCCGCGCTGTGGCGATTACTGAATGTCGCCCCAAATGCTGAAATGACGGCTTTTGCATTTCGCGAAGCGATGGTGATTCAAGCCCTCCTTTTCGGAAATGCCTATGCCGAAATTCAGCGAAACATGGCGGGGGGTCCCGCTGCGCTATTTCCGGTTGACCCCGAGCGGACAAAGCTTGAACGGCAAAACGGCGCGTTGATATTGAAAGTGCAAAACCATTCCGGCGGCGCTGTCGCGGTGCCATACAAAGATGTTTTTCATCTGCAAGGTCCATCTTTAGACGGCCTAGCGGGCTATGATCTTGTGTTGATGGCTCTGCGCCCGCTGTCCGCTGGGATCGCGATGGAACGCTATGCTTCGAGCTATTTCAACAACGGCACAGCTGTTGGGGGCGTTCTTTCGACAGAGCAAAAACTAACGAAAGATCAAAGAGAGCAGTTACAAGAATCGATTGATAAGCGCCATAAAGGCCCGGAAAAGGCATTTAAATTCTTGATCGCAGATGGCGGCATAAAATTTCAAAACTTTGCTTCTGATCCGAAAACCGCGCAGTTCATCGAACAGCGACATTTCATCATTGAAGAAGTATGCCGGTTCTTCAATGTGCCGCCGCACAAACTTCACCACAATGTTCGCTCGACTTTCAACAATATTGAGCATCTCGGAATTGATTTTGTTCGATCTTGCCTGACCCCGTGGGCGGAGCGGCTCAGGCAAGAGGCAGACAAAAAGCTGACCCCGCGCCGGAACGCGCATCTGCGCACGCGCATTGACTTGGCCTGGCAAGCCGAAGGGGACGCGCAGTCACGAGCGCAAGTTGATAGCACACTCGTCAATAGCGGTCTGGCGACCCGGAATGAGCGGCGGCAAGTGCGCGGATTGAACAGTCATTCAGACAAGAATGCGGACGCACTGACAGTGCAGACCGCAATGGCGCCAATCGATACTCTGACCTCTACGGAGACCTCCGGAAATGAAAATCCATCTTAAAGCCGCGGATAGGGATGTCGGTGAAATCTATGTCTACGACCAAATCGGGGTGGATTCCTGGGGCGAAGGTGTCGGCGCGAAAGATTTCGCCAGCGCCGTAAAAACGCTTGGGGATGTCTCTGCCATCAATCTCTACATCAATTCCGCGGGCGGCAGCGTGTTTGAAGCCGTCGCGATGCAAAGCACATTAGAACGTCATCCCGCGCAAAAGTTGGTGTTTATTGATGGTCTGGCGGCCTCGGCGGCATCAATTCTCGCGATGGTTGGTGACGAAATCACCATCGCCGCAAATGGCATGATGATGATCCATAATCCATGGGCTTTTGGCCAAGGTGAAGCCGATGATTTCCGTAAGCTTGCGGAAAATCTCGATAAAATCCGTTCAAGTGCGGCACAGGCTTACGCAAAACGCTCAGGCCAGAATGTCGCGCAAATCGAAAAATGGATGGATGCGGAAACGTGGATGTCAGGTCAAGACGCTGTCGATAACGGCTTCGCGGACCGACTGTCCGCGCCTGTTGAGATTGCAGCGATGGCGGCTCTTGATGTTGCTCACTTTCGGAACGCTCCGGATCTGTCTTCTGGAAATAAGCGCGAAGACTTGCAGCAGAATTTGCTGATTGCGCGAGCGCAAGCGCGTGCAGTCCGCTTACGCAGTCACACTACTCATAAGCTCTAAAAGGGAAATGTCTTTATGTATGCTGCTCACACGCCATCCTTCGCCGATTTAGCGGCGCACATCCCGACAGAGGTTCTGGCTTCTATTCAGCTTGAAGCCACGACTGTCATGAAGCTTCAAGATGAATTGCAAGAACTTCTTGCGCAAATGAAGACGATTCAAGCCCGTGCTGACGCAGAACAGCGCCCGCTTTCAAGCGAAGAAACGCAAGCTGTTACAGATCTTTTTGCGCAATTTGAAAGTCTTGAAGCCGATATTCAGCGCCGTCAGAATCTTGCAGATGCAGAAGCGCGGTTGGAGGCGCCCTTGGCGCGTAAAGCTGAGCCAGATATGCCGAAGCATTCTGCGGTGCAAGCGAGCCGTGTGAACGCCGTACCGATTGATAAAAGCGACCAAGAGCGGCATGGTTTCCGGCATATGGGCGAAATGGCACTCGCAGTGATGGAAGCGTCTAGCGGCCACGGGGGGAAGGACCCCCGCTTGATTATGAATGCGCCGTCCGATTTTGCGAGAGAAAGCGCTGGAAATGAAGGCGGTTATCTAGTGCCGCCGGAGTTCCGAAGAGAAATCGAACAAAAAGTGTATGCGGAAGGATCTTTGATCGCGCGCACAGACCAGATGCGCACCGGCGGCAATAGTATGTCTCTGCCGGTTGATGAATCTGCGCCGTGGGAACCTGGCGGCGTAAAAGCGTATTGGGTCGGGGAAGGCGGGCAGTATACGTCTAGCAAGCCTTCTTTACAAACTATTGACGCAAAACTCGGAAAGCTCGGCTGTCTTGTCCAAGTCACTGAAGAACTTCTTGATGATGCTCCCGCTCTGGGGGGCTACATCATGTCAAAAGCCCACGCCGCAATTGACTGGATGATCTCAGAGGCCATTTTTGAGGGGACGGGAGCGGGGCAGCCGCGCGGGCTTCTTGATTCCGGCTGTATGGTTACGGTTCCGAAAGAAACGGGTCAAGCTGCGGATACAATTACTTACAACAATATTGTGGATATGTGGGGCCGTCTCTACAGCCGTTGTCGTCAAAATGCTGTCTGGTTAGCGAACAGCGATTTAGAGCCAGAGCTGATGAAGATGGTGGTTCCGGGGGGGCCGGGGACCCCCGCGTATCTCCCCCCTGGGGGGTTGTCCGCTTCACCGTATGCAACGTTAATGGGCCGCCCGGTTATTCCGCATGAAGTTTGTAAAGCTGTCGGTGACAAAGGCGATCTCGTGTTAGTCGATATGAGTAAGTATCTGACTTTGACGCGAGACGGCGGGTTCCGTGCGGCTACCTCGATGCATCTTAATTTCGATTGGGACGTTCAGACGTTCAAATTTACAAAGACCTCTGCATAATGGTTGATTTTTCTGTTTGTCTTTTTCGGCTTCTGTTTTTGCAGGTTATTTTGGCCGAAT